ATTCACTGAACAAGACCATGGATTGGTCAGGGTATTTTGTGACTGTGCAAAGGGGAAGGAGTTAAGGGCAGATATAACAGGAGAGATCGCTTCTCTACCGAGATTCCCAGCAATGTCAGCGAGTGGAGGCATTCCAGAAGGAATGGAAGCACCCGAAGGCGTTACTACAAATTCGCAACTTGAAGGGGAAGTCGAGTTTGAGCCAACCCAAGAACAAATAGACCTTATGCAGGAGAAGGCAATCGCACTTAGCTACGAAGGAAGTAATGTCAGCAATAGCAGAACTGAATCAGATAATCAACCTACTGGAAGCCCAGATACCAGCCAACCCGAACAGCCCAAAAAACCAAAGGCAGAAAAGAAGGCTGGAAAAAGAACTGGTAAAATACTTCGGTAAACTAGAAGATGCGTTTCCGTATTCTAAGTTGAGTGCGATTTATAACAGGTACGTCAAGGAGAGTTTAGGATCTGATACTGGAAACATCCTCGACCCTATCCTAGCTACATTTGATAAGAAGCTTAAAGCGGAAATCTCAGGGCAAATAGCCGAGACCTATATATCAGGTCAAGCCGAGATGATAACTTGGGGAAAGACTAAGGCGGGTGTTCCAATAGCCTATGAGGGACCACCCATATCTCAGGCTATAGACTGGGCTGAGAAGCACTCTGCCACTATGGTCAAGGGGTTGGATGAGGAAACCAAGAAGAGACTAGCTCATACTATCAGTCAAGGGATAGAGAATAAGAGAGGAATACCCGGGCTGGCTAGGGATATCAGAGGCACCTTTGGGGATATGTCTAAATACCGTTCTGAACTTATTGCCCGTACTGAGACCGCCAATGCTCTCAGCACAGCATCCCTTGATTCAATGAAGGATATGGGTATAGACGGCAAGGAGTGGGTGACAGCCGGCGATAATGATGTAGATGAAGAGGTTTGTGAGCCGAATGGCGCACAAGGTGTTATTCCAGTTGGTGAGCCGTTTCAGAGCGGCCATATGGCACCCCCAGGTCATCCCGATTGCAGGTGCACTATAGCACCAGCAAGGTTGAGGAAATAAGTAGCGGAGTAGCGCGGAGTGGAGCAGTGGTCAGCTCGCCAGCCTCATAAGCTGGAGGTCAGGGATTCGAACCCCCTCTCCGCTACCAAAAGAAAAGGAGATAATAATTATGTATGGTAGGAAGTTCCCACTTCCTAATACCCCCGAGTTTGATATTGTAAAAGCCAAAGTAGAAAGCGGCGAAGACTACAGGACAATAGCAGCAAGTCTTAATATGACTTTCCACGGATTCAAAGATGCGATTAAGGGTTATGGTTTAGGTCGTAAAGCTAAGGCGTATGAGGGAGTTCTCCCGCCTACTTACAAACACCTGATGGGAGAGGGTTGGGAAGAGCACCTTAGAGTCATAAAGGATATGGACAGGCTAGTAGCCTTCCACCAAAGGGTACCTTCTGAACTCACAATAGAAATTAAGACAGATAAGCCGATAGGATTGGTGAACACATCGGATTGGCAACTAGGTCAGTTTGGGGTGGACTATGACGCCTTTGAAGCCGATATGAACTTTATAGACGAGCATGACAACCTGAAATGTATCATAGGTGGAGATGGCTACCAGAATATCATTCAAAGTTCCAAGATGGGAAGTAGCCATAACCAGACACCTATATCGGTACAGAAGGGATTATACGTTCTAACACTAAAGAAGCTCATAAATAGTATCCTGGCAATCAAGACGGGGAATCATAACTACTGGACAGCGATGGCGGAAGGTGAGGACTGGGATAGCGAGTTAGCTAAGAGGCTTAAGCTGATTTACTTGAAGCATTATGCGATGGTCCACCTGAAGGTAGGAGAGATGGTTTACCCCATCCTCACTATGCATCAGGCAAGATTCAATTCCAGTTTTAATTTAACGCATAGCTGTCTTCAGAATCAGAGGATGTATTTCCCCCAAGCCCGCATTGTGGTGGTTGAACATAAGCACCAAGCAGCTATCGAGCAATATAGATATGATGGGCGGGAATGTATTGCAATTCGCCCAGGCACTTACGCTGTCTACGATGACTTTGCTCAGCAATACGGCTTCTTCGGCTCTCACGTCTGCAACCCCACGGTAGTCTTGTACCCACATGAAGATAAGCTAGTGGGATTCAAGGATATGAGGGATGCAGCTATTTATTTGGAAGCGGTTACCTAATAGGTAAATACCAGGCTTGGAGATTTATTATGAGTGAGTGGTTGCCATGAAACTAGTAATGGTTGAATGGGTGGATAGTGCTTTTATGCAGGGCTGGATGGAGAGAGATGCAATAAAAATGCTTACCCTATCGCCTTGTGTATCAATAGGTCTACTTGTGGCAGAGAATAATAAGCAAATAACTTTGGTGCAGAGCGCTTGTATGGATAAATCTCAATACGGAGATGGGATAACTATTCCCAAAGCTTGCATAGAGAGAATCCGATATCTCAATGTAAAAGAAAACTGTGTGAAAGAATGACAGATAAAGACCAAGAACTCAAGAAGCAACTTGAGAAGGTAGACTGGCCGATTGAATATGGCTCTGTTAAGATACAGATAAGGCAGGGCAAGCCGACTCTGGCAATTATTGAGAGGACGGTTAAGCTAGACTAAGGAGGAACCTTTTGTTGACAGTAGAACAAATCGAAAAACACAGCGAAATAAGCGTGAAGGAAAATAGCTGTCCAGTATTTGATGCGCGACAACTTGATAGCTATAATGCAAAATTAAGTTACCTGAAGGATGGTAAAATATGCCGTCTAAGCATTATGGATGATTTTGCCCCACCTATTTACATTGGGGAGAAGCAAATTAAAGAATGGGGAGAGAGCGAGATAAGGTTTCTTATTCCTGCAAGCAAATGGGAGGCATTTACCAGCTTTGTTAATGATAGCGAGATTCTTAGCGAAGATATGCTTTTATCTTGGCAAGAAGTAAAAGCTTACCAAAAGAGCCATACAGGAAACAATCTCGGTGCTTACAAAATGTTAAGATGTGAGGAGATAGAAGACATTGATGTTCAAGCCAATGTCAAAGTCATCTATGATATGGCAGTGGAGGCTTGCAAGGTCTTTTGAGACTAAAAACAACTAAATAAGCTCTAAATGGTAAAGTAGCTCTCATAACTATCGAGAGGACGATAAAACTGGATTAAGGAGGAACCTTGATATTTAAGTGGTTAATAAATCATTTAAAAAGACACAGGATTGAAATGCAAATCAGAAAGGAAATGTTTACTTGGGGCGATGATGTATCCCAGATGACAGATGGGAAATTAAATATTGATGTTAGAAGAGCAGTAGATCTCATATGTGAGACTGGGATGACTGTGGGAGAATTGGGGGATAGGTTGAAATATGCGAAGCGTATGGCTGCCACTTATCATAACTAAATAAAGCCAACAATCAATATAAATTATAGCTAAGCTGAACGGAGGAACCGCAGGCTTTGAGGAAACTCAGGGTTTGCGGTTCTTTTTTTATTGCCCAAAATCAAGGAGGAATTATGCCGTATACCGCATTAAGCGACCTGCCTGATGCTGTTCAGAAGATGCCAAAGCACGCACAGGAGATATATCAAAAAGCCTTTAATTCTGCTTGGGATGATAAGGGTAATAGTGGGCAGGATGAGGCTTCTTGCCATGCTATAGCTTGGTCAGCCGTTGAAAAGTCCTATGAAAAGAAAAGTGGCAAGTGGGTAGCCAAAGAAGCTGTCCACCCTCACGGTGAACATGTTTGTGTTTGCCCTGAATGTAAGAAGGAAATTACAGTAGCTGAAGGTGTTAAGTGCAATACTCAGGAATGCCCGGAGTGTGGTACTCCTATGGTGGCTAAAGAAGCAGGCGAGAGAAGAACCAAGGAGGCAAGTATGTTAAGTGATAAGAACAAGAGCAATCTACTGCAATCGGCACTAACGGCTGAATATAAGATAGGGGTACAGACGCCTATCCCAAAGAACCTGTCCATTGAAGAGGTGTTTGATGGCGAGGTTATCTACAACGTAGATGGGCAGCTTTATAAAGCAAGCTATCAAATAGACGAGAATAAGGTCCCCACATTCGGCGAGCCTGCCAAGGTCATGAGTACTAAGGTCTTCTCGGCTATGGAGTCGTTGCAGGAAACATACTCCGAGATTATACAGGAAGCGGGTAAACGCAACGCTGTGAAAGATGCTGCCAGAGTTAAGAAGATAGTTGAACTCTGCCAGGAGTTATTGTCCTCTGAGGAACCAGCGGAGAAGAAAGCTACTGAAGCATTAAAAGAGGCAACCTCAATACTGGCCTTAATCAAAGAGCAGGCGATGATAAAGACTGAGGATGGGGAGAAATACCCGGCTTCGGCATTTGCTTATGTTCCAGACACAGAGAAGCCTGAAACTTGGAAATTGAGATTATGGGAAAGCCTTGAGAAGAAAGTAACTAAGAAGCAACTTAAAATAACTTCAGCGTTTCTTAGCGAGGGTGGCTTTGCTGGGAAACGGGTGACTATACCTTCCATCGATTTGTCGGCAGTAAAGAGGGCAATAAGGGTGGAGTACAGAAAGCTGGATGTGGAGAGTGAAGAGATGCCTAGATGGGTCAAGGAAACTATGACACGAGAATTGGTACAAAACTTTGTTCCTCTTACGGAGGCTAAATTTGATAAGGGCAGGGCTACGGTAATTGTCATCAAGCCAGGGTTCAACGCTACTGAAGATAGATACTACCCTGCTGAGATGCTTAAGCGTGACTACAAGGTATTCGAGGGTCAGAAGATGTACGCTGACCATCCTACAGAAGAAGAGGATAAGGCTCTACCTGAGAGGTCAATAAAGAATACCGGTTGGGTGGCTGTACTAAAAGATGTCACCGTTGACGAGTCCGGGGTTGTTACTGGAGTTGCTGAAATCATCGAGCCCTGGTTGATGGCGAAGTTAGCTACATTGCGAGATAAGCAGTTGCTTACAGAAATGGGTATCTCTATCAATGCAATAGGGCGTGCTTCTAAAGCTACCATCGATGGTAAGGAAACCCTAGTGATAGAAGAACTAACAGGTGCCAGGTCGGTTGACTTTGTGACTGAACCTGGAGCCGGTGGAATCGTCACGTTTTACGAATCTGACAGGAGTAGGGATATAGATTTGGTTGAACTGTCAGGACTAAAGGAGAAGAGACCTGATTTAGTCAAACTTATTGAGGCGAATATCAGGGCAGAAATAACCAAGGAGGTTAAGAAAGCAATGGAATCAGAAGAGAAAATCACAGAGTTAGAAGGTCGGATAACTACACTGACCACAGAGCGTGACGCACTCAAGGAAGCCGCCGAATTAGCAGTCAAAGAGAAGGCAAAGGCCGAAGCGCAAGCCACTATTAAAGAGGCTGTAGACAAGGCCGAGCTACCCGATGCTGCCAAAGAGCGTCTTATTGAGAGGTTCAAGGATGCTGAAAATGCCGATGGAATCGTAGAGGCGATACAGTCTGAGAAGGATTATCTCGCCAAGTTGTCCGAGAGCATCAAAGTGAAGGGCATGGGTCCTTCCAAGGCTGACCCCGAGAAGGACAAGGAAGCCCTCAAAGAGTCCATTAAGGGAATGCACCCGGAATATACGGATGAGCAAGTAGCAACATTCATCTCTGGGCGCTAAGTAAATTAACATAGGAGGAAAATATAATGCCAGGAGTAACTGCAG